GTGGGGGGCGTTTTTGTAGGTACCAAAAATAGTGTTTGACAGCACATACACTTTTATGTTATGGTTACACTAAGTTTTATTTACAAAGGGTTATTAAAAAATACGCAGTGCGTAAAAACTTGGAGAACACATGGAAACGACACGTCAAATCGCCTTAAACTGTTTATCAGACATCAAGGACGCTTTCGACATGAACCTTGATGAAGACATGTTAAAAAACGTAATATTACAAAGGGTTCGCCTGATCGAACTTTGGCTTACAAAGGATGAGCTAAAGGTCACTAACAGCCGGTTGAAGAATGCATTCGACGCCGGACGTAGGGAAGGAGTATAAATGCTTAACGAACACTCACCGATACCGCCCGCGCCCAATCTGCCTGCAAGTTTCGGCGCACGGTTTCGCCTTCGCGAACTCGCATACTTTTCGGCGGTCTATCTTAGGCTCGTCGGGTTCCAAGCAAGCCGAGACGCGGCAATAGCCAAGGGCGCGCCCGACGTGTTTCACACGCCGCGCGGCGCATCTTTCCTTTCCTACCTTCTCAACGCGGCTGTGGATATTGCGTGTCGCATAGATGCTGACGCCGTGTTCGCTGACCAGCTTAGAGATACTATTGATGGTCCTAATAATGGCGAGACAGTCGAACCAGTTCGGGCCGCGTGGCCTCCGGCCTTGCTAGTCACTCTCGACGGACATCGCAAGGTGATCCTAGCAAGGCCGTCTGATCATGGCCCAGTTCGTGTTCAACTCGATGCGTTCGCGGGCCTGCGCCTGCGCCGTTACCTCATGGCCTAGGAGTACATCTAGATGACTACGGCTGCTCAGGAAATATGGCGAAAGCTGGAGGAAAGCAAGTACTATGCCCCTAAAAAAGATACAATCAACGGGCATAGTCCACCTCGTGTAGTTCCTCGCTACATGCTACGCGGAAAGAGCTTAGAGGAAGTGAGAAACTTGCTTTCTCAGGAAAGGTTGCTCTTTGTTCCAAAAAACGGTCATTTTACAGGAACCGTTAAACATAAAATACGCAGTGCGTAAAAACTTGCATTAACTAACCAACCAACCTTTGATGGAAGGACATTCAATATGTTTTTCAGACCAGTTTTCATTATGTGCAGTGGCGAGAGAGCCACTAATGCGCAAATCTTTGCGACAGAGCAAGAGGCACTGGAAAGTGCCATGGATCGGTTCATGGTGTGGACCGTGCCGTCGGACTTCACTGCAGAACAATGCAGTGGTCCGGTGAACTACTGCCGTGTAAACGGCAGGGATGAAAGGAAGGAAAGTTGATGGTAACAGTGAAAGAGTTGCGGAGCATGCTAGCAAATAGTGGTGCTCACGCACTACAAGAGGCATCAAAACTTTCTGATGGTCAACTACGTAACTTGTTGGTCACTTTTATGTCATTAAATTATACCGACCGTTACCGAGAAGAAGATGAAAGGAAGGTGGTGGGATAATGGAGCAAGAAGTTGATGTGGTGGTTACTCGCCACGAAGGCTTAGCCACGTACCTAGTGGCTGAGGGAATAATTAGTCAAGGCACGCGTGTCATCAGCCACGCAGAGGAAGAGGACGTGCGGGGCAAGCGCGTTGTAGGTGTCTTGCCCTTGAGGCTGGCCGCTTTGGCGACCAGCGTGACGGAGATCGCCCTCGATATTCCAAAAGAAAAAAGAGGGAAAGAACTGTCGGCTCAGGAAGTCAGACAGTTCATTATAGGTGGCGGCGCTGTCACCTATAAAGTCTGCACCATCGCTCATCAAAACGATGCAGAAGTGCGCTACGGCGCGTTGCGCTTCGTGCTTGGCGAGCGGTAAATAGTTAATACAACTGTATTAACCAAAGGGGTAGGGAGATTGAGTGATGAAACCGTGGAGAGCAGTTATTGAGGTCGTAGTTGATCTCGATTCTACTACGGGTGTATACAATATGCCCAAAGATTGGGTCGAGTATCTGAAAGATAAACTCTCGAAACCTGAGAAAAGAGATCGAGAGTATTTCAAACGTCCGGGCCAAGCGCTTCAACTTCGTTACAGCAGGGAGCACTACAACTCGGAGGTTCGACACGTAAGAACCATACAGCCGGAAGAGGTTGAGTGATGCCTCGTTGGGATCATTGCATTGGGCCGGGGCCGGGTGCAGATTTCTTTGAGCAGGACGGAGCAAAGTTCTACGATGCAAGGACAGTAGAATTGCTTTACACTGCAAACATTGAAGTCACAGATAGAGCTTCTGCAAAAAAAGCTCTTTGGATGTTCATAAAAGAATATCCTATGTGGATTAATGTCTCCCCCGGAAGAGGATGAATAAGATGTGCAAGCACGAAAAAACAAAAACTTGGTCATGGATGGGCCGAGTAGAAACAGTCTGCACTGATTGCTGGACTGTTACTTGGCACGAAGACAAACCCATGACACTGACACTTGACAACAGAGTGTTGGTGACATTCTCGGATGAAGAAGGAGTATCTATATGAAAAGCGTCGTGATCTGCGATGTAGACGGAACGTTGTCTGACAACAGCGCCCGCCGTCACTACGTCGAGAAGGTGGCGGGCAAGAAGAACTGGAAAGCGTTCTTTGCGGCCCAGCACCTTGACCCGCTTAACGTTGAGGTAGCGAGGACATTTGAGGCATTGACAAAGAGCCTCGGCTATGGATTCATTTTCTCTGGTCGTGGCGAGGAGCATCGTGAGGTGACAGAGGCATGGCTCGAAGAGCACGAAATCGAGTACGACCTACTGTTGATGCGTCCACGGGGGGACCACCGTCAAGACTCTGTGGTCAAGTTGGAGATGCTAACCGACGTGCGAGAGCAGGGGTACTTTCCGCGCATCGCCATTGATGATCGAAATTGTGTGGTGGCGATGTGGCGGTCTGAGGGCTTGACCTGTCTGCAAGTAGCAGACGGGGATTTCTGAGAGAGAGAGCAGCTTTAACTCTAGCAAAGGTAGAGATCATGAACGTAGAAAAAGCACGAGAAATTTTATCGCCCTATACGGCAGATAACGATGCCTTTCATTGGGAACATCCGTCAGATTACTGGGGACATTCGCCAGATGGTGATTACGTACTCTATTCCAGAAGTAGGGATAGCGAAATCTTGCACAACACAAATTACGAATTGATATTGCAAGAGTTGCTCGATATCAGTGATCCTGACAAAGAGGAAATGGAAGCGTATGGTGATTGTGTTTATGATTTTCGCGCCAATCACTGGGCAGTGGGTTGGGTTGAATACATCATCCTCCGATACAATTCGCCCGATGTGGTAATTATAAGGGCGGCGGAAATTGTGGAAGCACTGGAGGATTATCCAGTGGTGGATGAGATGGCCTACAGTGACGCCCAAACTGAGGCCATGAATGACTATTGGACGCAAGCATCTCTGTCTGATCGTGTTGAGTGGTGCAGAGATGCTGGTGCCTCTATCTTTGCATCTAGAGGGGGCATTCCAGAACAAGTTTACAATGAGATGGCGAGTAGAGAAATGTTTAATTAACCGGAGTTAGGCAGAATGAACAGAGAAATTGTAGGACGATCCGTCTGTGTAGTATGCCTGTGTATAGGTATACTCTTGCAGATTTTCATTGTTCGGAATATGTTACTGTACGAAGGCTATTTAATGGTGGGCCTGAGTATAGTAGTACCGATGCTAATACTGGTATCGGCAAAACTTTTGATTAGATGAGGAATGAAATGTTAGAAGGAGAGACTGTCGCATCCGGTGCAGAAATTAAATGTGGTGAAGACAACTGTGCAAATGAGGGGCCGCAAGTTCTGCAATCTGCTGCTGGTTATTATATAGGTTATTTCTGTGACAAATGTGGTCCGTATAGCCGAGAGAGCGGCTACTATGCCAACGAAAGCGAGGCGCAGGAGGGACTTGAAACAGGATATTCAAGGCTGTAAACTGACGGACACAAATTACTGGCATGATGAACCCATAGAGGAAGAAGAATAAACATGCTAAATCTCATTCCGTATAGCAAAGGGGCCAAAACTGAAGGCTCTGCCGTGACCTACAGAAGTGGTGTGGGCAATCCCTACGCTACATGTCCCAATACATGTCGGCTAAAACCTGACCATTGGAAAGGAACAGACGAATTTGACCTTGAATACATGACTGCCTTGAGTAAAGCAGTACCAAAGGGTGGGTGGTCTTGGACGTACTCGCACTTTAGTCCTGATCTGTGGAAACGTTTATTGGGTAAGGGTAAGACTGTCATCAACGCGAGTGCCTCTAGCAAGGATCAGGCTACACAGTACGTTAAGCAAGGCATACCTACAGTGTTGGATGTTCCACCAGATACGCCCAAGAACTTTGTGCATGATGGTGTGCAGTTTGCTGCCTGTCCTGCTACCTTGTCCAAGAAACTGACGTGCAATAACTGTGGTGGGCTTAAAGGACCATTGTGTGCTCGTCAGGAACGTAGCTATGTAGTTACATTTCCGTGGCACGGTACTGTGGGTGCCCTCAAGAAGATGGTGAACAATGGCAAAGGCGTTTGTTATGGTGTGGGCTACCATGTCAATCGTAACTGGAGAAATCTAGCCAACAAAGAAAAGGATCATAATAGTGATGGTGAGAAACTATTGGCATGGGTCAAGCTACTGCCCTACCATACTCGCCTACGTCACCATGTAGTTGGTGATGGTGGAGCAGAGGTATGAAAGAAAAATTTACTACTGCTGCTCATGCCGTAGCGATGACAGGCAGTGGTGTAGGTACAAGAGGTAACTTTCGCTTAGGTGCGGTGCTGGTATACAAAAACAGTATTGTATCTACTGGGACAAACAGCTATAAGACGCATCCGCTTATGGCTGCGAGAACAGCGTGGCCGTTTCTTCACGCTGAGCAGCACGCGATTGTTCGAGCAGGTGTAGACAATTGCGAAGGTCTTGATCTATACGTTGCAAGAGTCTTGAAGAATAATGATCTTGCAATGAGTAGGCCGTGTGATATTTGTGATCAATTTATTAAGGATGTAGGTATTAAAAATGTATACTACAGTACGGATGTAAAACAGTTCATTGCCGCCTCGTAGCTCAACGGTAGAGCAGCCGCCTTATAAGCGGTCGATCTGAGTTCAACTCTCGGCGGGGCAACCACTGAACCATTAAGAAGGAGTAGTGTTGTGTTTAATAAGGAAAATCTGTCCAATTTGACAGCAGAACAACTTCTGGAGTGTATCTTTCTGATACTGTGGGCAAAGGACAGCCTAGAATTTTTGATAAAACAAGAGGGGTTTAACAAGGATACATCAAGTGCCCCTGAGTTAGTCAATAAGATTAACAAGTTTTTGAATGAGGAGAACTAGGATGTTAGTAGGTGATGTAATATTCCTAAAGGGTATTACCGGCCATGGACGCAATCGCATTCGTGAGCACGGTGAAATGTGGAAGGTATTATCCTTGGAAGATATAGGTATACTAAGTAGTAACAATACTAAAAACACACCTATTAAATCACTAAAAACTGGTGAATGGCGGTGGTTGCAGCAACACGATAGAAACTTTGTAGTATCGCAACAAATAGAGGAGAACTAAGAATGACAGACTTTGCAACAGTCATACATTGTGCATTTGAAAATGCCGCTCCTAAAGGAACCCCTGCTGTGGTGGCTATTGTAAAAATCAATGTAGAGGGTGATCCAGAAGATAATCTGAATGTAGTGTATGAAAAAACTAATACGATTGACAAAGTGTGGTGGGAAAATGAAGGGGTGTTGCCTATATTCAGAAAAAAGGGTTGCCGTAGCACCTCTATAGGTGATATAATCAAAATAAATAATGACTTTTGGACAGTGGCAAGCTTTGGATTTGATAAACTTGATGGAGTACCCATTGAATGGCATCTGGCACGAGAAAGACGCGCTCACGCTCGGTTGAAGGAGTGGCAAGACGTAAGGAACTGAATACATTGCCACATAATCCTTTTGCAAAAGCTTTGTCGTGGCGTAGGTTTCAACATAAGATTGTAAAGAGTGGTAAAGTGTACAAGCGTATGCGTAAATCTGAAATCAACACTGAAAAGGAGAGCTAAATTATGTCTACATTCAAAGTGACCGTTCGTAAAAATGTTCGTTCACCTAAGTATCGGACGCTATTGGGACTTAACAAAATTAACAATGGCTTTCGTGTTGATTTGCCATATGTAAGTGTGGCAAGATTTAGGCCAAATAGTGGCAAAGAAACAATTCGCTCAAAGAAGTCAGGGCTACGCGCCATCTACGAGAACAACCGTAGTGGTGTTACCAGAGTGTACCACTTCGTTTAATACAGTTGTATTAATCCCTGCTGGTCTAGCTATATATCTCTTGTATAGCTAGACCAGCTAACTTCAGAGGTATAAAACTATGTATATATCTAATACATATTCTATGGTGGCTGATATTGGTTGTATTGCAATTGAAAACAAAGGACTGAGAATTTTCTTTGAAAATGGGTTTGGTGATGGTATGTTTGACTGTGTTGTTTCGGATAAAGACGATGAAGGTCTTTACGAACGGTGTTTCAAAGACAAAGCAAAGTTTGTTGGATCATTTGAGGTTGGTTCAAATAGCGATGCATGGTTACTGGACTATGACTGTGGTGGTAACCGTGTTCACAAGTTTAGTGATGGCAAATGGTTTGTATACAATGAAGAAGGCACTGTCTACGTAGAATACGTAGATAATCGTATCCCCCCATTTGGGTCTTCTGAGGGAGATATTAATGTCTGAATCATGTGGGTACGAACAACAGCAAGCAATCTTTGATCGTGTTCATGAACTAATGTCAAAGGGCAAGGCATCCGGTGCCAAGGCATGGTCAATGAACAAGATTGTGGATATAATAAATAAGGAATTTGGTCCTACAAGCTCAGTGATGGCCCGCCTGTATATCGTAGAAAATTATCAGATGTTGAGATGAAATATTTCTTACATGACTTCTTGTTAGGCTTTTGCTGGGCTTTGGTGGCAGTACTTTTGACTGTCTTAATTTTTACATAGAGGAGATACGCATGGTAAAGGCAGCTTCTGAACCAGAAGATAGTGTGGTGGTTCCCTACGCTGAGTTCAGAGACAAAAAGATAGACCAATATGTACTTCTTTGGAAGTACGGAAAACATTCTGATGAACAATTTCACACAAACATGTGTCGTATGGGGTACGAGGAAGAAGATGTAGAAAAATGTATAAAAGAATACAATAACATGCCCTATGAAGAAGAATGAGCACTTGACATTTCTGTGGCTATCTGTATAATGTGTTCTAACACAGCAACGCTACATATAGTATATATAAATACATAGTATATGTAACAACATAAGGAGACATTGAGGTGAATACCAAAAATACTGTATCTGTGGTGGATGAGTTGGCTAAAAGACAAGAAGAAAAGTTTCTTAGGCGCAAAAATTCTAAGAAGCAAACCCAACTCCGTAAACAGCAGCGGAAAAGGAAGAAGGAGAAATACTATGCTTGATGTGTCGTGGTCAGCATTGACTTTGCTAACACAAGTACTGACGGGAATTGTTCTGTATAATCCGGTAAATAGTGGAGCTTCGGATGGTATGTATGAAGAACTATACTGTTTATCTCTTAATGCCTATTGGGAAGCCAGAGGAGAGGGGCTGGACGAGAAATTGGCAGTGTCTCAAGTGGTGATGAACCGCCTTGAAAGCGATGATTATCCCAACATGATCTGTGATGTGATTACGGAAGGACCAATACGGGAATCATGGACAACTCGTCAGAACGTCGATCTTGCACAAGAGGATCGTATTTATTATCCAGTAAAAAACAAATGCCAATTTTCATGGTATTGTGACGGGCGTTCCGATGAGGTACGAAATCTGCACGGGTGGGAGGACAGTGTTATTGCTGCGCTTCTTGCGTACATAGAATACGGAGCAAATCGTGTTGATGGAGCTACACACTATTACGCTCATGAGAAAATTTCCAAACCCTCGTGGGCAGAAAACATGACGGTAACAATGGTTTTGGAGGGCCATACCTATCTCCGGTAAAAAAGATAGACCACCGCTGCTGGTATGGGCCATATCTATTTTGGTAGGGGGGTATATCGCTTACACCGTAGTGTTAGCTATTGCTAATACAATTTGTGACTGTATTTAGTGTTGACAGTATAGAAAAAATATAGTATGATTATAGCTACTTAACATTAAATGAAGGAGAATACAATGTTACAGGCATTAGAGCTACCCGAAGCGTTGCGGTTCGTTCCTAGAAAGGAACCGATTGAACATAACGGACAGAACTTACCTGCTTCAGTAGGTCAAAAGATTGTTCGTGGTGACACCAATGAAGTGGTGGGTATCGTGAAGAGCCGCCATACTCCTACAGACTACATGACTCTATGGGGGCCATTGGTCGAGGGGCTGGAAGAATCTGGTCTTGATTTAAGTGGAGTAGAGTGCAAATTTACTAGTATGAATAACGGCGCTCGTATGTTTGCTGACATCACACTGAAGTCATATAATTATGATCGCATTGTGGGTGAAGCAACTGCTCTTCAAATGCGAGTACGCAATAGCGTGGATGGGTCTTTGAAGTATGACGTGTCTGCCTTTATCAAACGGCTATGGTGCTCCAATGGTTGCGCTAGAATAGCAGAGAATACCTCTGTTAAATTCAAGCACACAATCAGCACAGAGCCAGAGAAGATTGGGCAGGTAGCTGCAACGTGGCCTATGGTTTTAGAGGATGACGCACACCTCTTTAATCACATGCGGACAGTACCAATCGAGCGAGACACAGTGCAGAACTTTATGACCACAAACCTGTGTCTAACTAAGACTAAGACAAAGGTCAAGGTAAACGAAAAGTGGTTGGGCCGTATGATGGGGCTGTGGGATACCTACAGCACTCAAATTGGTGAGAATGGGTATGCGTTTTATAATGCATTAACTCATTATGGGACTCACGTTGACCGAGACAGCCTACGGGGGGCTGAAGTCGGTAACCGTGCGTTGCGGCAAGAGCAGGATGTCCAGACCTTGGTGCGGGGTCCGGCATTTAAGAAGCTCATCAATTACGATGACTTTGAGCAGCGTCTAGCTGCGTAAGCTATTGTCGTACAATGGCAGGTGCGTAGGTTGTTCTCCCCTATGCACCTGCCATTACTATTTTAGAGAGGTAAGGTATGAACACTAACGACTTTAATTTACTGTCTGTATTAAAATTAGAAAAAGATAGATTAGAAATTTGCGAGAATAATAAAGAGGATGTAAATTACAAAATTGTAATGAAATGGATAGACGATAGAATTAAACAATTAAAATTATGATTGGAATGGTATATGTCAGGCTGTTGCAGATGAAAAACAATGAATATATTAAGCCGTCCAACTCTAGAACAGAGTGTGTTCTGTTAGATCACATGGGAAGTGATTTGACAGTGGTCAATGCAGCTAGAGTTTCATTTAATAAAAAACATAAGAAGTTTGAAGAACAACAAGATGAAAATTTAATAAAATATCTAGCGAGACATAATCATTGGAGTCCCTTTGGTCATGCATCAATGCAATTCTACATTAAGGCACCAGTGTTTGTCGCAAGACAATTAGTAAAACACCAAGTGGGGTTGGTATGGAATGAGGTATCTAGAAGATACGTAGATACTGAAGTTGAATTTTATGAGCCTACAGAATGGAGACTTGCTGCAGACAATAAGAAACAAGGTTCATCAGAAAAAACTATAGAGTATGATATAAATCCAGTACACAAGTTTGCAAAAGTATGCTATGAGAAAATGTTAAGCGTGGGCATTGCACCAGAGATGGCAAGGATGGTGTTACCTCAGTCAATGTATACTGAATGGTACTGGTCTGGTACACTGTATGCATTTGCTCGTGTATGCAATCTACGTCTAGCAAAGACCGCCCAAAGAGAAACACAAAAAGTGGCGGCACAAATTAGCAAACATGCACAAAAACAATTTCCTATTAGTTGGAAATACTTAATGGAGGGGGTACAGTAGGACATTACTAAATTAGAAATAGACGTAATACTTCAAGTGAAGATTATAAATTTATTAAAATCTAATAGGGGAAGAATGGATGAAAGGGAAGTATGTAAACAATTAAACATTTCTCGGAATAAGATTCCATGGGGGTATAACATTGGATGGGCAAGGCTATACCAGTTAAGCGGACATTTTGATTTGGTGTTGTCTGGACTTAGATCAATTTAATAGATGGGGTATGATTATGCTTAGAGATATATTAACCCTTCCTGATTTTTTAAAACGCAAAAAGAAAAGAGGTAGACCTCGTAAAGTTGTAGTCAACACTACAGATAACAAAAGTATTATTAGTAAACACGAAGAATGGGGCAAGATTAAACAACAAAAATATGGATTTCCTTATGCGGTAATGTTTAAGGACGAAGCCCCTCGACTGGGAAGTGGGCTGAGAATGGTGTACGTTAAGGAAGCAAGAAAGTGGGTACACTTGACCGGCCATTCTGGTGATCCAAGCGATGTGTCAGGACGAACACGAGTGCGTATGCGTATGATGAAATGGAATGAGTTAAAATCTACAAATGAACAATATTTCAAAAGGAATAACCCCGATGAAGCTGCAAAACGCCTCAGTAGAAGACGTTATAGAAAGATATACACAAACCCCAGAGTTCAAAACCAAGATACGAGCAGATAAAACTCGTGATCAATATACATATCAATTACGAAGGCTGTGTGACTTACAACTAGATGAAGTTCCTGTCAAGAATATTGAAATAGGAGATTTAACTGTAGCCAAATGCCAGCATATTTACTGGCAGATGGTTGAGAGTGTAGAAAGTGGAAAGGGTATTCGCTTTGCTAATTATACATTGCAGATTGTCACTCGTGTCTGGAATGTGCTAATAAAATATGACATGCTTGACAAAAACCCGTGGTGTTTCATAGAAAGAAGCAAGCCAGCACCTCGAAACACGGTGTGGAGGACAGAAGATTTTACTACCTTTCTTAGGGTTGCTTTTGACGAGCCTAAGTGGCGGAATGTAGGTCTTCTTGTACGCATTAATGTAGAATTAGGACAGCGTATTGAAGACATACGGCTGTCGGAGTGGCACAACTACGATTTAATTGAAAAGTTATATACTAGAGAAGTAATACTTAAAACTAATGAGCGCATAGCAGGAATACCTCTATCGGATACTCTGGTTAAGATGCTAGAGGAACAAAAAGAGGTCTATGATTTTCAGCGATGGGTGGTGCCTAACCCCTTGACACTGGAACCGTATAGCGAGCATAATATATCTAGAACTTTTAGGAAAATTATGGTGGTGGCGGGGCTGCCTTCTCGCCTACAACTGCGAGACATACGCAGAACAGTGCTCACTGACCTCGCTAACTGTGGGGCGACTGATACAGAGATTATGGCTTATAGTGGACATAAAAGCAGAGAAAGTCTTATGCCCTACGTATGCATCAGCACAACTCAAGCTAGAAACGCTGCGAATAAGAGAAATTTTAACTTGGAAGGAGAATAAAATAGATGATTGAATTATCTACATACGAGGTAACATTGAGGTACGCTTGTTCAGAGCCGCATTCAGTAATAAAACTTTCTCTACCTAACAATCAAGTCCTTTCCATTGCTCAAAATACTGACGAGCAGTACCAAGTGCGTGTGCAAGGCAACAGTGAGCAGGGTACAGTAGAAGCATGGGATGGTAAGGATCAAATTGGATACCTAGATGGTGTAGCACTTGCTAATTACATTTTAAAAATGGCAAAAGAATGAAAAGAGAAAAAATTACTCCAGATCATGGCCCTTCATGGTATTTAAAATGGATCGCTACAGCAATAATTTTGATTGGAGCTTCATTTAATTCATTAGAAATAACTCCCATTAATTTGTATTTCATGTTGCTTGGTACTCTGTTGTGGTTTATAGTAGGAATGTTGTGGTTTGATCGTGCGATCATTACTTTGAATGCAGTTATATTTGCTATTTACTTTGTGGGACTAGTCTTTTATTACTCATATAGATAGGTAAGATCATGAGACTTTCAAATTACGTAGATTCGTTGGATTTACAGATGGATGAAAGTTATAGGGGAGATTGTCCTTTTTGTGATGGAAAAAATACATTTACTGCATTAAAAACAGGTAATAAAATTCTTTATAATTGTTATAAAGCAACTTGTGATGTACGTGGTAATGATTTATATACTTTTACTGTTAAGGATGCCATTAAAAACAAAACCATTACTTACAAAAAACAAGAAATTTTTATAGTCCCAGATCATATTGTTCCGAATAGGAAACAAGTTTCTGAGTGGGCAAGTACTTATGGATTAGTAGCCAATGATATAGGACTACTTTATGATGTCAAAGAACATCGGGTAGTCTTTCCTGTAGTACATGGTAGTATTACTGTAGATGCAACTGGACGGGCTTTACGTAAGAAACATATTCCTAAGTGGAAAAGATACGGAAGCAGTGGTCATGCTTATACGCAAGGCAAGGGAAACATTGCAGTTGTGGTGGAAGACTGTATCTCTGCTGCAGTAGTTCCTACAATTCATAATAGTTGTACTGGTGTGTCCTTAATGGGAACGGCCCTGTTGTCTACTCATATTTTGGAATTACAAAAATATAACAAAATAATTGTTGCTCTTGATCCCGATGCAGTGCAAAAGACTTTTGTATTTACTAGACAGTTGCGGGGATTGTTTCCCCATATTAGAATTTATGCTTTTAAGTTAGAAGATGACTTGAAATATAGAAAGGAAAATGATATAGTGGGTTTGCGAGAATACGTGATGGATGACTCGTTTATCAGGAGAATAAAATGGAATTAGCCCTACTAAAAACATTAGTAGATAGAAACTTTTACAAAAACAATAGAAATTTAACAAAAGAGAAAATCTTTAGAAGTAAAGAAACAAGGGCAATTAAAAATTGCCTAGATCAAGCGATGCTGGACTACGAAAATGAACTTAGTATGTCTGATATAGAGGCGCTGTTCTTTTCACAAAATTCTACCCTCACTACGGCACAAAAGGAGACGTATCAAGAGGTCTTTAGGAAAATGGATAAAGTTGTGTCCTTGAATGAAGATGTAGCTCAAAATGTGTTACGTGAATTGAACAGAGAGGACGCTGCCAATGAACTTATGGACTTGGCGTTCAAGATGACTAACGGAGAGGTTACTTCATTACATAAAATTGTAGAATTTGTAAATCGTCGTGAAGAAGATTTTATGCCAGCATTAAAAGTGTATTTTGAAAATATGGATATTGATTCTCTATTGAAAAAGAATGATCTAAAATTTAGGTGGCGGTTCAATATACCTTCGGTAGCTGCGTTAGTTCCGGGGGTTAACAAAGGACAAATAATTGTGGGTGCAGCAAGACCTAATACAGGTAAAACTAGCAGTCATGCCTACCTCTGTGCTGGACCTGACGGATTTGCTCATCAAGGAGCTAAAATTATGGTTCTGGCTAATGAAGAGGATACTAGTAGAGTTTCAGCAAGATATCTAACTGCTGCTTGCGGCATGAAGATTGAAGACATTGTAAAGAATAGGAAAAAGGCAGAAAAACTATTCAACCCTATAAAGGATAGGCTAAAAGTTACTGACGCGACGGGGTGGGACTTAGATCGTGTTGAACGGGCCGTTAAGGCTTATGAGCCTGACATTGTGGTGGCAGATATGGCTGATAAATTCCAACCAGAAGGAAAGTTTGTGGCCCATCATGAGCAATTAAAAGCCACCTATATAAGGTTTAGAATTATAGCTAAACAATATAATTGTGTGTTGTTTGCAATGTCTCAACTGTCTGCAGAGGCAGAGGGAAAGGTGTTTGTAAATATGAGTATGCTGGAGGGTAGTAGGACGGGCAAGGCTAGTGAAGCAGATGTATTATTTTGCATAACTAAAACTCCAATGGTTGAAGGTCAGCAAGAGGAGGAAAGCCCAGAACGGCATTGGCTAATTCTTAAAAACAAATTAACTGGAAAACATGGTAGAATTATTACAATGTTAGACCCTGAGACTGCAACATATACTGCATAGGAAAAACTATGAAACTTACAGTAGATATAGAAAATACAGTGTCTAGGTTACCCTCTGGTAAAATTCTTCTTGATCCATTTACTAAAGGTAATAAATTGGTTTTAGTATGTACAAAGAAAGACACTGGTGAGGAATCTTCTTTCTGGTTTGATCACACTACACATAGTACAGACAATGCAAAGAAATTATTGCAGGATCAACTTGATGAAGCTACCGTAATAATTTGTCATAATGCACAGCATGAATTAATTTGGCTGTGGGATACTGGTTTTGTGTATGATGGTCCTGTATTTGATACTATGCTTGTAGAATACCTATTTCAGAGAGCGGTTAAGCAACCCCTGTCCTTGGAAGCTATTGCAACACGATATGAACTAGAAAATCAAAAACTAGATACATTAAAAATACAATTAAACAATGGTCTATCAGTAGATGAAATAGCTGGAGATGAATTACAAGAATATTGTCTTACTGATGTTAGGGCTACGCAGGAATTAGCGGGGCGGCTGCGTAGAAAAATGTTTAGTGTAGATTACGCCCCTCTTCAAAACATAATTGAACATACAAACGAATTGTGTGTCCTATTATCAAAAATATATTGTCGGGGATTTTCAGTAGATAGAAATAGTCTTCAACAAGTTAAACAAGAATTTGAAAAAGAACAACAAGAAATTAAACAAGCATTGAAATCCCATGTTTCTGCATTAATGGGGGATACTCCTATTAATTTAGCTTCTCCAGAACAATTGAGTATGGTTGTATATAGTAGAAAACCAAAAAATAAAAGAACGTGGACAGAAAACTTTTCAAAATATATGAAAAAGATAGATTTTGAGGCTGAAGTTAAAAGACATTCAGATATTGTGTATAAAACTACTGTCATTCAATGTAAAGATTGTTTTGGAAGGGGTTATAATCTAGTAATAAAGAAAGATGGTACAGTAGGAAAGGCAAAGCGAATATGTAAGGGATGTAATCATAAAGGTGTTCTGTATTTACCTCGTAATCAGATTGCTGGACTAAAGTTTTCTGCTCCTTCAGCGAGTTGGGTAGCCAATCATGGGTTTAGCACGAATAAATTGAATATAGGATTACTTGAAGAAACTGCCAAGCGGCTGGGCATGAAAGAAGCTCAAACTTTTCTTTATAAAGTACGACGATTGTCTGCTCTTGATACCTATTTATCTTCTTTTGTTGAAGGTATTGAAACCTTTGTAAAGCAGGATAATTTATTACATGTGAGGTTGGTTCAACATAGAACCTCGACTGGTAGATTGGCTTCTGATTCTCCTAATTTGCAAAATATGCCTCGTGGTGGCACTTTTCCGATTAAGCGTGTGTTTAAATCTCGTTGGGAGAATGGTCTTATCATAGAGGCGGACTTCGCCCAACTGGAATTTAGGGCTGCAGCCTTTTTAAGTCAGGATGAAGTAGCAAAAACAGAGATTTCTACAGGATTTGATGTTCACAGTTATACAGCAGAGGTAATTAGCGCAGCAGGACAAAACACTTCTAGACAGGAAGCTAAAGCGCATACGTTTGCTCCTCTGTTCGGTGCAACAGGCTTTGGACGAACTAAAGCAGAGGCGGCATACTACAAACAATTTACAGAAAAATATAATGGCATAGCGAAATGGCATACTACACTCGCCAATGAAGTTATGTCTACGGGAATGGTCACTACACCAACGGGCCGACAGTTTTCTTTTCCATCTGCTGAACGTAGGGCAAATGGGGGGATCACACATTTTACAGCTATCAAAAATTACCCAGTGCAGTCAATTTCTACTGACATTGTACAACTAACCTTGCTTCTGGTAGAAAAAATTATGAGAAAAAATAATCTAAAAAGTCTTATTGTAAACAGTGTTCACGATAGTATAGTTATAGATACCTATCCAGAAGAAAAAGAGCTTGTTTTAAACTGTATTATGCAGACAGAACAGCAGCTTAGGGATACTTTTTTAAGTAAATTTGAAGTTAATTTTAATGTTCCCTTTACCTTAGATTATAAAATAGGAAATAATTGGATGGCGGTAAAATAATGCACTTGACTTTTTCTTGAGACTGGCTATAATGGGGCAATCTTTTTAGGCATAGTGAAAGGAATAATTATGGACACACAAGTAGTCACAATTGATACTGCTAACTACGATATGGTGGCGGCAGCGATGGGAATGCTAGATACTTCAGGACCATCTTCTCGTTCTTCAGACGCATTGTGTCGTATGCGTATCTGGAATAAGGCTATCATGGGAACTATGGAAAATGGAAAAAAGAGACAGGTAGAGGTAGTTCCCGGTGGAACATTTCGACTTGATGACGGTACAGGAAATTTCAAATACTGTGAAAGCCTATCTTTTCGACCTTTTCTACAGAGATATAGGTATAACAGATGGGTGCCGTTTCCTACCCCTGATCCTAAAGGGCGGAAAGGTAGGTACATAAAGTCAGCATTCACTCATGACTATAGAATATTTAACTCCTCTGATCTGATAGATGATGATGGTGGATTTAATTGTGGGCGTCCTTCTGGGTTCATTAAAGACTGGAAGGAAGTTCCTGAAGCCACTCGAAAATTGATTACATCAGTCAGGAGAGTTAGGGCTATTTTTGGAACAATTGCCCCAGACGAAAATGCCGCTGTTAATGAGGCAGGAGAAGCAATGCCATCTGATGGTGATACTATTCCAGTCATTTGGGAAATTGAAAATAACACTGCTTTTAAGGTCATGGGGGAAGCTCTAGCTAAATATCGAAATGCAGGACGCCTATTTCCTCAACATGAAATTAACCTGAGTACAGAAGGTGCGCCTATGATGAACGGTAACATGTTGTACCAGCCTCTCCCTACAATACACCTCTCGAAAGAAATTGAACTCAAGCAACCAGAAGATAATGACATGCTGATGAAGTTTTCAACTTGGGTAGACAATTATAATAAGTACATTAAGGAAGCATATGATCAAAAGGCTAAGAACACTCCTTTTACTGATAAAGAGGTAGCGGTTCTTAACTCCTTCGTGCCGGTTGAAGATAATCAATAATATGGAACACCCTGTTGAACTACTTGTTCATTCATATTTAAGCTCAGTTCGTAAGGGTGCTGCCACAATGTCTGAGGAAAACATAAAAGGCATTGTAAAGCATGTAGAACAAGCCGTGCGTAGGCAATTTAAAAAGAGAGAGGATACAAAAGATTTTCGTTTACGAGCAAGCAATATTGGTAAGGCGACTTGTCAACTTTGGTTTCAAAAGAATAAACCAGAGGCTGCTGTTCCTCCCCCTTCACATTTTCTTTTGCGAATGATGATTGGAGATATAACAGAAGCAGTATTCAAGGGCATTTTAAAAGAAGCAGGAGCTACCTTCGAGAAGCCAGAGAAAATAGAGACAACTCTAGCTGGTGAAAAAATATCGGGGGAATATGATTTAGTACTTGATAATCAAGTAGATGATATTAAATCAACTAGCCCGTGGAGTTATAAAAATAAATGGATTGATGGAGAAACTTTAGAAAATAGTGATCCTTTTGGTTATGTAGGACAACTTGCAATTTATGCTACAGGCAAAAAGGTTAAACCGGGAGGGTGGTGGGTTATAAACAATTCTTCTGGAGAATTTAAGTATGTTAAATATACCAGTGATACTAATACAGTACTAGAGAAACTTACAAAAACAGTTGAAGTGTTAAAAGATAATACTTTTAAAAGATGCTATAAGCCCGTTAAAGAAACTTTTTATAAGCGAGAAACAGGTGCTTATGTACTTGGTACAGAATGCAGGTTTTGTAATTTTAGATATTCCTGTTGGGGGGACAGCTTAACAGAAGAAACTTCACGAGTTAGTAAAGCTAAAACAAAACCTCTAGTATATTATATAGATATGGAAAAAGGAGAGAAAGTAAATGTCAACTAATAAATTGGATAGTATTGTTAAAATTGTAAAAGAACAAAAAGAGGTGAATGAACCAACCGTATTTGAAGCTATGTCTATTGACGAGTTGCAAGATGCGGTAAATGAAATGGCTACACAATTACGAGATGCAAAAGTAGCCTTGCGAAACAAAAAGTTGTCGGGTTTAAAGATTGCTATTGAAGTCAAGAAGGAAGCTGATGCAGATGTAGCAGAAGAGCTAAAGAGACTAGGGTATCACTATTCATATAGAACCCTAGGTGATCCTGCGAGAACTTTTTACGAGCGATATATATAATTTTTCTAAATGGGGGGAAGGCTATTAATGCCTTCCCTCTATTTTATTTTAAGAAAGGTACTAGCATGAAAGAAATTAATGTTTCCTTAGATATGCTTGACCAAGCCAGAATAAAGGCAAAAGAGTTAGGACAATTAAGTAATTCCATACTAAAAGGAAAAGGAAATTTAGTGGGGTTTATAGGAGAACAAATAGCCCTTTCTCATTTAGGAGGAACGTGGCAAAATACATATGAGTATGATCTTGTTCTTCCTGATGGAGAAAAAATAGACGTAAAGACTAAGCAAACTTCTGTTACACCCCTACCTGAATATGATTGTAGTGTAGCAAAATATAATATTGATCAGAAATGTGATTCGTATGTATTTATTAGAGTGAAAGGAGACTTAACAGTGGGGTGGTATTTAGGTAGGATTAAGAAAGATGACTTTTTAAATAAAGCAATTTTTATGAAAAAGGGAGATTTTGATCCAAGTAATAACTATAAAGTTAAAGCAGATTGTTATAACTTAAAAATAAAAGAGTTAAACAACTAGAATTTGTTCCAATGTAATGTACAATAAAAAGGGATATAGTAAAGCTAGAGCAGCAGGTTTTAGATCAGGTCTAGAACAACTGGTGGCTAAACAAATTAAAAAATCTAACCATGCTATTAGATATGAAACTATTAAAATTAAATGGGTTGATTTTTCAATACGATCTTATACTCCTGATTTTATATTAGATAATGGTATTGTATTAGAAGTAAAAGGGTTTTGGCCTACAGCGGATAGGCGCAAGCATGTAGAAATAAAGAAACAACACTATACCTTAGACATACGAATAGTATTTGAAAACAGTAAAAGAAAAATAAGAAAAGGTTCTAAAACAACCTATGGAGATTGGTGTAAAAAGAAAGATATACTTTATTGTGATAGAGTTATTCCCCGAAATTGGCTAAAGGAAAAATTAATTTTTATGCCACCTACCATAACAGAAGTAGAAACAAAAAGTGAGGACACACTATGATTAACATCCATAAACACTTGACACCAGATGATTTTATCATTATTCTACGTCCAGTAAAAGGACAGGTTGAAGTTCAAGAGGAAGAAGAAACAACAGAAAAGGAAGGGTGGACTGGAGAGGTGCAAGTTTCAATTGTTACAAATGCTCAACAGACAACTTTATCTGACTCGGAGTTTGTTAACATGGTAATGCTTTGTAATTTTGCTGCAGCTTCTATTCCTGCTATGGAAGAGAATGTTTTTTTAAGAGATATGGTAAAAACCTATGTTCAAAAATCTATGATTACGCCGATGCCCGAAAATCTAGAAAATACTATACTAACTTTTGATTCAAAAACAAAAGGAACCGCTTGATGGAAAATGACACAGTTAATCATCCCCTACATTATAATAATAATATATTTGGTATTGAATGTATTCAAGCTATTAGAGCAGCACTTACAGACGAAGAATTTAAAGGCTACTGTAAAGGTAATGTTCTTAAATATACATGGAGAGAAGGCTATAAACATGGTGTAGAAGATTTGAATAAGGCATCATGGTATCTTACTTACCTATTGAAAAGTTTACAGAATGAAAAAATAATTAGTGACCCTTGTCAAGTAAAAATGGAAGTACTATGAAAACAAAAGCTAGAATATCTATTTTTGTGGAGCTTGATCCAGACGAATTTCCTATGCCTGTTGATGGTGATCCAACGGAAGAATTAACAGATATGATGGAAGAACTACTTAATCATCTCGACGGGGTTGTACCCCTAAATATAACCATAAAATGTAGTGGAGGAGAACTATGAACGATTATCAGAACATAATAGCTATGTCGAGGTACGCCCGGTGGATTGAAGAGAAAGGTAGAAGAGAAACATGGCAGGAAACAGTCACTAGACTACTCAATTACTATAGGGATTTTCTTAAAGACAAACATAATTTTACTCTTCCAAAAGAAGTTTATACAGATTTATATGTAGCTATTACTACATTGAAAGTTATGCCGAGCATGAGAGCAATGATGACCGCTGGGCCAGCACTTGAAAGAAACCATATAGCATCGTATAATTGTTCCTATCTCTCTGTTGATAGTCCACGAGCATTTGATGAATGCTTATATATTCTTATGCACGGTACGGGTGTAGGATTTTCTGTAGAGCGCCAATTTATTTCTCAGCTACCAAAGGTTCCAGATGAGTTTGAAAATAGTGAGACTACAATTATCGTACAAGATAGTAAGGAAGGATGGCACCGTAGTTATAAAGAACTAATTAATTTGCTATATGCTGGCATGGTCCCTCAATGGGATATGTCCAGAGTACGTCCAGCAGGAGCTAAACTAAAGACTTTTGGTGGACGGGCTAGTGGTCCTGATCCTCTAGAAAATCTCTTTATGTTTACTACAAATATTTTCAAGAGAGCGTCTGGTAGAAAGCTATCCAGCATAGAATGCCATGATCTAATGTGCAAGATTGCAGATGTAGTAGTAGTGGGAGGAGTACGTAGGTCTGCGTTAATTAGTCTGTCTAACCTATCAGATGATCGTATGAGACATGCAAAATCTGGGTCATGGTGGGAGACTGAATCACAACGTACTCTATCTAATAATAGCGTATGTTATACAGAAAAGCCAGACATAGGTACATTTATGCGTGAATGGGTAGCTCTGTACGATTCTAAATCAGGGGAGCGGGGAATCTTTAATCGTACCTCTGCTCAAAAACAAGCAGCTAAGTATGAGCGCCGTCCTGCTGATGTGGAATACGGAACTAACCCGTGTTGTGAGATTATCCTTAGACCTAAGCAGTTCTGTAATCTATCTGAGGTAGTTGTTAGAGAAGAAGATACGCCAGAAACTTTACAAAAGAAAGTTGAACTTGCAACTATTCTTGGGACTATACAATCTTGCTTCACTGATATTAAGGGCTTGAGCCGACAGTGGACAAAAAATACAGAAGAAGAAAGGCTGCTTGGTGTATCCTTAACTGGTATTATGGACAATAAAATGTTGGCTAATAAAACCAAAGATAATTTACCTGCACTTCTAGAGAACCTAAGACTTTGGGCAGTTGCAACAAATAGTAAATGGGCAAAGCTGTTAGGTATAGAGCCTTCAGCAGCTATTACTTGTGTCAAGCCCTCTGGTACAGTTAGCCAATTGGTCAACGCTGCGAGTGGCATACATCCTAGACATAATGACTATTACATACGAACTATAAGAGCAGACAAGAAAGACCCACTGACTCAATTCTTGATTGATAAAGGCTTTCCTTGGGAAGATGCTGCAGAGAATCCTGATAGTACTGTTGTGTTTTCCTTTCCTTTTAAATCGCCTACTAATGCAGTAACTAGAAAAGACATTTCTGCGATTGATCATTTGACTTTATGGAAAATTTATGCTAATCATTGGTGTGAACATAAGCCTTCTATTACAGTTAGCTTAAAAGAACCAGAATGGCTGGAGGTTGCAAATTTTGTATACGCTAATTTTGATGACATGTCAGGTATCAGCTTTCTTCCTATGACAGAACACATGTATAAACAAGCTCCATATCAGGACTGTAATAAAGAAGCATACTTTAGGTTATTAGAAAAGATGCCCATAGGAGTAAATTGGGAAAGTTTTAGTAGTTATGAAAAAGAAGATTTAACTTCCGGTACACAAGAACTGGCTTGTACAGCAGATGCATGTGAGGTGGTGGACTTTCCTTCTGTTGCACCACTTGCTGCACTATCTCAAGGAGATGTATAAAATGAAAACTATGTATAGTAAAGAAAAGAATGTTCCTCTTCGCATTCAATTTGAGAAAGGGCATCGTGCATTCCATCGTGGCAAGATTACTAATCCATACAAACCAAATACTTCTTTCTATCAGGAGTGGGAACGAGGATTTAATAAGGCATACTTTGAAAACTTAGAGATACACGAAAATATGTTGGTCAAAAGAAATTTATCAGTGAGCCAGCGTGAAAGACTTGTGCTTGGTGATTGGAATGAGAAACAAAATGTTAAACATTGAAAAAGAAGCAAAAACTTGGATGAAAAAAAAGGAAGGCAAAATGCCTTCCAAGCTCATTATAAAAATGAAAATAGGGTATGATTATAAATTTATTATACTACTAATTCATTTATACCTAATATTAATACTACTACTATTTTTCTAATCTCCGTTTACTTTTCCAGCATCCTTAATTTGCTCTTTAAGCTCCTCCACAATTTCGTGGCGGGGCTTTTTTCTTTCTATTCTAGTTAGTCCATGAGTAGCACGAGAAGTTTCATCATGTTCTATAAAATTTATTTCAAGAACTCGCACTCTATCAATTAAACGAATAGTCATTATTCTCATTTCGTCAAGCTTTTGACCAAGTTGTTTTCGGGTATCTCGTGTTTCTTCGTCTAGTTCTTCTTTCAACTGGTCAATAGATTTAACAAGAGTACGATGCTCCTCTTGAAGTTCTTGTTTAAAACTTCCTGTTATCCATTTTATTAGCCACCATAAAGCATAGCCAGCAGCAGCGGCAGTAAGCACTGGTATGCCAACAGTTTCAAACATTTTAATGAACATAGGTATGGACATTTAGTTAAGCTTTATTATTTTGAAATCAGATAGAAGGGCTTTTAAATCTTGTTGAATATCTAGATTAGGTTTTCTTTTATGTATTCTATTAAATTTCTCTACTGCCAGCACTTGCTTACCTTCGTCTGCTTTTCTAAAGCGTATTTGCATAATTCTTGTAAGCTGATCATTTACTCTGTTCCTTTCTTCGTCTGAAACAAAGTTGTTTTGCTCAAGTTCTGCTAAAATACTTCTTTCTACCACATCTAAAGAGTTCTCTCTTACATATTCTATTTGAAGCTGTAAATTTCTCCTTTGACTTTCAGGAGAAAGTTCTGCATACTTTTGTTTATGTTCTCCTCGTATATAAGGAATAAGATTTTTCTCAACAAGGTTCCGATATTCTATTCTTAGTCTACGAGTAAGTTCTGGGGCATCTTTAATTTTAGGAAACAGTTTATAGCTTAACAACTGATGCTTTTGCATTTCTTCTTCTAATACATTCTTGTAGGCAGGAGAACCTAGACCTGTAAGTTGCCTCTCAACAGTGTCTTCCCGTTCTTGTCTGGTTCCGGGAAGAGCGGTAGCTGTAACTACATCTTCTGCTGGAGTACCTTTTCCCCCTAACCATTTAAATACACCTTCCGCTGCATCTTTTGAACTAAATAACCCAGCAAATGGTATATCATATTCTCCTCCTCTGGTAATTGGAGCAGAACGAAGTGTTCTTCTAATAGCATCTTCTACTGGATTAACTACATCTGTTTCTTTTACTCCTGCATATTCTTTAGGATCATATGCAATCATTACATCTCTTAATTGACCAAGAGGAACCAAAAAAGTATTCAGATAGTTACCCACCCATTTAGCTGCCCAATCATCGAGTCGTATCTGTTCATCTTTGTATTTTTCTCCAAGAACATCTCTGCTAATATCTCCCTTTGCTGCAAAAAGAGTATCACTTTCCCTTCCTAGATCAGCAAGCTCCTTGAAAAATTCACGAGACATTCCCGTTCTAAATGTTGAGCCAAAGGCAGCTTTCATAAAGTCTCTTCCTGTTTCTGTGGTTATTAGCCCGTCAGATAAACTTTGGTGTTCTACTTTGTCCCATGTGGCTCTTGTTTCCTCTCCTATAATTATGGGTACTACTCCGGGTATTAAGTCTTTTTGTGCTGTCATGGTTCTTACAATTTTATCTGCTAACAACATCCATGGAGCAAATGGGCCATAAAAAGCTAGGGCATTTTTATATTTACCTGTCTCTTCATCATATACTTCCCACCAATTTGCTGTTGGTCCCTGTTGTGCTCTTAATTGAATGGCTCCATATAACATAGTAGTACCAGTTAATTGTTGAGAGAAGCGTTTTCTTATTTCTAACGTGCTTGCTCCTTTGGCTGCTCTATAAAACAATCCCGGATCAGCCATTCCTATGATTGGGGCATGTTTATACATAAACTCTAATGAGTTAGCTACAAATCGTGGAAACGGAATAATTGTAGATGTGGCAGGGTTGCTAAAGGCTTCAATAAATCCGTTGCCTATTGCATTCCATAAACCTTTTTTGTATCGTTTCCCTTTTGGCCCCCGTGCTGGAAAAGACTTCTGATAGGTAAAATGTAATGCTTCTTCCATTGCTTTAGCAATGTCATTTCTATCTATTGTACCGAAGGTTCCCTCTTCCATATGCTGTCTGAGAGTTTTTCCTTCACGTTTAGGATGCAATCGGGTCTTCGCTTTTTTTGCTAGAATAGACTTCAGTTCAGACATAAATATAGCTCGTTTAAAAGAGTTATCTGCAAGAGTGTTAGCTCTGTTTAAAAATCTAGCAATGCCAACAAGCTTTGAACTTTCTAAGGCCCCTGCTTCAATGTCTGCCATTTGCCTGAATAAAGTTTGAAATTCATCTGGCATATTTTGAGCAAACATTAAGCGTAAATAGTTTGATTCAGATGGATTTAGTATTTGTCTTCCGGCAGTAAGTCCAGATTGCATTCTGCTTGGATTTAATGTAAATGCACCATAGAAAAAATTATCTAGCGCATAGAGTGCAGTTCTAACACCAGCATTGGCTGTGTTACGAATAGTAGTTGCAGTTTGAATGGTCATCATACCCAAGCGAAATTTATCTATTGCCTGAATGCCTTTCCAAATTGCTACTTCCCCAGATTCTGCTAATCTAGAAATTTCCTCAAATCGTTTTTGTGCTGCTGGACTAAGAAACCGACTTGCTGTTAAATCCTCTGTTGCTTTTGTTAATCTGTATTCAAAGTTGTCCTTTGACAACTTCCCCAATTTTTGTCCAACTTTACCCCACTCAGACATATCCGCTCTAAAGATTGAAGTAAATTGTTCTCTGGTCAAAGCATACTTTTCTAGTATTTTATCTATTGCCTTAAAGGCTTGAGAACTATTCGGCGCGTCTTTACCAGCAAAATTTATTGCATCAATTATTCGTTCTGTTATTCTCTTATCTTCAGTAAAATCTATAGCCGCCCTACCGTATTTATGTAAAATTTCAGTGGCTGCATCAATGATATTGTCATGGACGTTGTCACTAAAACTAGCTTTAAAACCCTCTGGTGTAGGAACAATCTCTGCCTTTAGCTCTCTTCCTATCATAGAATCTTTAAGAGGATCAAGTTGGCCTCTTACACCCTCTCTAATTTTAACTAGTTTCGTCTGTCCTTCTTTATCTACTTCTCCAACTAATTTAAAGTATACATCAAATTCTTTTCTAGCCTTTTTTGCTCTTGTTTCTGTTGCTGCAAGCCCTTTTCCAAATAGCTCTTGTGCTTTTAGCTCTTGGCTCCTTCTTAGTACCCTAACTCCACCAGACACCGCTCCTCCAAAAAGAGCGCCTGTAGCGCCCCCTATTAGGGCTTGTTCGACAACATCAATATCTTTAAATTCTTCTCGACCAGTTAACTTACGGGATGCAGCTTCTCCTGCTCCATGAACAGCACCAATTGGAGCCTCTACTGCTGCCCCTGCAATTGCCCCTCGTCTAAACGCCTCTCCTCTTGTAGTTTTAGACAGAACATTTTTAACTGTAAGATCATTAATTAGACTTGCTACTCTCGTCATTCCTCCTCTTACTGCACCTTTTGAAAGTAAACCAAGACCACCCGTACCTATTGCAGCAACAGTACTAGGAGCCGTTAAAATTCCTCCCACATAATCATTAATCCATTCCCAATTACTAGTTATTTTTTCACCTTTATCAAAGGCAAGAAACATTTTGCCCATTGTGTCTCGTTGTTCCTCATTTGCATTTTTTGCATAGCGGTATGTTCTAGCCATAGAAACTTCATTGGTAGTTCCCCATCGCATAACTTCCGCTAATTCATCTACAATCTTTGCTGGATCATCATATGCTGAACCAGTTCTATCATATAAATATTTAGAAGCATCTTCTAGAAACTCTTCATCTTCTAAAAGTTGCTTCCTTGTGAGCTTTTCCTGTAAATAATATGGTGTAGTGTTTTCTGCCATGTTATAGAACCTTAATCATGTAATTCTTTCTGTTAGGTTTTAGGAACCAAGAGCACGGGCAAATGCTACAGCAGCTAGGGAGTCTGGATTTTGGTATTTAGCTATCATTTCTTGTACAAGATTACGATATAGTTCTTTATTTCCTGTTTTTTCTGCTGTCAATTTTGCTGCTCTCAATGCGGCTAAATCTTTTTGAGCTTCGGGTGAACTAATATCTATTTTTTTTTTCGTGCCCCGCGCCGGTGAGTAATAGTTTCGGTAGTTTCTTCTTCTTCTTCTTCTTCTGGTTCATCAGACCATCCTTTTTCAGCCCCTACATCCCTGAGTGCCGATTTAAATGCACTCTCATTCATTAGGAAGGGAAGCGCATTTTCAGTGCGCCAAGCTATTGCCTCGTCAAGAGTGTCAAGCTTCCTTAGAGCTTCAGTTATGAGGTTATACTGCTCACTTATGCTTGGTGTGCCGAGTCCTGTCGGTACTTTACCCGTATCACCAGCATCTGTCTGATCCTCCTCTGGGAACGCACCACTTAAAAATCTATTTACATAGTCAACCAAACTTTCTTCGCTTTCAATTGGTTCGTTAGCTAAAAACTTCCTAAAGACCCTAGGGGCAGGAAGCGTACTACTACCTCCTCGGGAAGCCTTATACTGGTCAACTAAATTCTCAGTAGCGTCCCCGTCACTGGGGTTTCCTTTAAATGTCCTCCAAACATTTTGCCATTCCGTTCCATGTACATTATCTTCTGTCCAGTTACTATAATTAGTAGAATCATAAGTACCTACTTCAGTATCAGTAGTATCAGTACCTACTTCAGTATCAGTAGTATCAGTACCTACTTCAGTATCAGTAGTATCAGTTACATCTTTCAAAGTAAAGCCCGATTTTGTAGAGGACATCATCAATGCTGCAGCATGAGCAAACCATTGTCTATCCAAATTAGCCCGTTGTTCTGGATCTAAGTTTTCTATATCAACTTTATTTCCTTCAGGGTCTTCTCCACTCTTTAAGCCCAGTTGTGTGACCTGATTTATAAGATTTAATGTTCGTTCACCAAAACTCGTAACAACACCTTCCTTATTAACACCACCAATAGTATCGCTCTCGTCCACATCCACAGGAGCAGGAGCAGTAGCAGTAGTTACTGAAGGAATACCAGAAGTATCCTCCCTAACCGGAAATGCCTCGAAAAAATTAGTCGTAGCGAGAGCAACTTCTGAGGGTGCTGTACCATACACTTCATTGTGTACTTGATGTAAAACTAAAACAGCATCATTCAGGTTTGTTGAAGCTGCAATTGAACCAAATTTATCGTCTAGATTTAACGCTTGTATTTTCTTGTTTATGGCACCTAGTAAGTCATCAGGTGTTTGTATGTCATCGCTATAGTCAGGCAGTAGGCTCTGATTATAGTTGGAAATAAGTTGTTTGTTTCTCCACTGCTGTATTCTCGTCAGCATTGCACTTGGCATCTCACCCTTACCAAATATACCTGTCATTGCTGCGGAGTCACCAAATTCCGACACAAATTGTGCAAAGGTTTTATTTGTGGAGCTGCCCTTCTTCCTAGCTGCCCAGCCTCTAAAGGCGTGGGCGAGTCCTACCGCTACATATTGATCTGGAACATATCCAGACTGTAGTAACTGCAAAGTCGGGGCGACATCATCCCCACTACGCAGTTGTGAAAATAGCCAAGCATTTCTAGTAGCCTCTGCTATCGCTAAAGAATCTCTAGTTGTAGTTGCATTAGTAAATCTAATGCCACCGGAATCTTCCTTATAGTCAGAATCATAGCTACCAGCAATATTCCCTAAAATCCTTCTCTGAAACGCCGCATGGTTAGAAGAAGTAGGTAGCTTACCAGTCATATTTTCCCATGCTTGGGAAAACGAATATACATTTGCTAGGTGTCCTGTTAATTCGGACAGTCTAGTTCCTCTTGGAACTACTACTCCAAAAATATTTATAGCTGTCACGCTGGGATCGTCTTCTCCATTTGGTTTTTTGAAAGCCTTTCCGTAAATAGAATCTTCAATTAACATGCGTTTATCTTCTGCTTCAGCAAGCGCAAGTTGCGCAGTTTTAAGCTCTAAAATTCGTACCGTGTCTGGTGGCATTTTAAAAGGTAGCATACCACCTGTAATTTCAAACGGAGTTCTTTTCGATTTTGAAAGTACCTGACTTATGTACGTTGCATTTTCTCCTCGTAGGTATTTTACTTGCTCTAGAGCGGCTTGTCGTGGATTTTGGAATCCTAAATTAATACTTAAACTATCATAAAAATTTTCCCCAAAAGTCTTTTGCTCTTGAGCAGATGTAACAGAAGGATCAACTAACATGCCCGTATATCTTTGAGCTATTAAACGAATTTGATCCTGTCCAATTGTTACATCCTTGGGTGACACTGGAAAATCAAAAAGTTGTGCAGGGGTTAGTCTATCCTCATCCCCACCCTCAAATAAACTTTGATTTTCATTGTATTTTTGTTGCATCCAAGCCCGTTTATCTGGAGACGATCCAAGATAGCTTTCTACTTGTTGTTGAGTTTTTAAACCTATAGCCAACGCATCACGAATAACTTGTTCTGCTGCTAGGATATCAGTATCTAAAGCCTCTGCACCTGCTTCTACTTTACTATAAAGATCACGAAAAAGATCATCACTTAATGTTTCTTGACGTTTTCTTTGTTCAACAATATTTCTTCCTACTGTTCCTAATGCAGAAGCTATCACTGTTGCTACCATGCTATTGCTCCATTTCTTCCATATTTATTTCAGGTCGAGTCATCAAGCCCTCTACAGACTGTTTAATATTTTGTAGTTGTTCTTCATCTATACTTTCTATAAGCTCTTCTTCCTGTGGTTTACTTTGAGCTAATTGAATAATATGTGAAGGAAAACCTTGTTCTTTTATTACTCCGTCTTTCACTTCTATTCCTGCAATATCCGCTATTGAATTAAATAATTCAAATAGTGTAGGAGCAATAAGTACTGCTACATCTATAGTATGTAGCCCTTGCATCACTCCCGATAAAGTTACAGCATCAACTAAATCAGCTACAGGAAATCCTGATTTCATAATATGAACTAATTTCTGAAGTCTATCAACAGCATTCATTTGATTTACATAAAAACCTAATGCCTCTTCTTCTGTTTCATATTTAGGCGGTGTCTCCCAAGGACGAGACTTCGGTTCAGCAGTTAATGACTGACCGGGAACAGGAGCACTAAGTTGTTGAATATCAAGGTTTGGCATATTGTTTATCCTATACTAGTGATTGGCTTTTGTTTAAATTCCTGTGCAACGTCTCTAAGTTTCTGCCGAATTAAGTTACCATAATTTTCTTGTGGAGTTGGTAATCTTGGCACATCTTTTGCTCTTTGAGCCATTAACGCTGTCTTTATTTGTTCTCCTGCTTGTACTTTGCTACGTGTACCTGCTGTTCTTATTTCTATTTTACGTAGTTCTGCTAATATTGCTTCTACCCGTGGTTTATTATACCCTCCTACAGTTAGTAAGTGTTGTTCAAGGGCCGTTGATGCAAGATCAAGCTTTTCTCCTCTAGCAGAAGCAGCTTGTAAATTAGCCATTAAAGTATTCATACTAGTATTGCCACGAATAAAATTGTCCACTGCTTCTGCAGCAGGGTCTTCTTTGCTCATAGCTGTCTTAGCTGTTTCAAAATCTTTCCAATACCCATTACCATTATTCGCTACTGCTTTAGCGGTATGTCCCGAATTTGTAGTCATTCAATTTCTCCGTTTATATAGTTATTCCTATTTTTTAAAAGGAAACATAGCTTTGGCTAGAGAACTAATTCCTGCTGTCGCAAATGGTGATAGTATTTCACCAATAAAACTACCAACATTAACACTATTTTGTCTATCTGCCGCAAATTCAGCTAAACTTCTATCACTTTTATTATTTAACTGTGCTAATTGCAAAGCAGAAATTCTATCAAGTTCATTTTCTCCACTTGTCCAAGCAAATTCCATGACATCTCTATATTCTTGCCATAAATTACTATAAGCGGTATTACTAATATCTAACAGATTCTGTGCATTTAACTGATTCTGAAAGTTTACAGCAGCAGTATCTGCTGTAGCAATTTCTCTTCGCCAAACTGCATTACTTTGTTCAATTGCTAATTGATTACCCGCATTAAATTGTTCTCTCTGATTAACAATTTCAGAATTAAATCTTTGTAATGCGTTAATTTCACCAGAATTAAATTGACTAATAGCGTTTGCTTGAGCAGAATTATTCTGTCCTACACTAGAAATAAGATTATCATAAAACTGATCTGTCTGTTGCTGGCTACTAGCATTTATTTGACGAGTAGAATTTTCTGCTGCAGCATCCGTTAACAAAGATTGAACTTGTGCTTGAGAATTAACAATAGCTGCCTGTTGAGAATTGTTCAAATTTGCAGTATCAAGTTGCAAAAAATTCTGAGCATTTTGAACTGCTGCCTGTTGCCTATTATTTAAATTAGCAATGTCCAATTGTGACAAAGCAGCAGCTTGTGCCATAGTTATAGCTTGTGAATTATTAAGATTTTGTAAATCTACTGTTTGTACAAATCGTGCATTTTCAAGAGCAATTTGTTGATCTGCAGTGAAATTACGATTTGCTACATCGGCTACTGTTGCAGCATTCCGTACCCTAGTTTGAAAAGATTGATCAAACTCCTGCTGCATAAATTGTGCTCTGTATTGAGCACGAACCATTGCTGCCTGTTGCCTGTTAGTTAAATTTTGTGCTTCAAAAGTAGCTACAGTACGGGCATCTAATTGTGCAATGGGCAAAGCTTGTTCAAAGGCAGCGTCAAGAATAGCTTGTCCTGCCATGCTACTAGCTCCTAATCCTCGTGCCGCTAACGTCTGTTCTGCAGCACGAACAGCACCTCTAGCCCACGAAGGAATTTCTCCACCTTCAAACTGTTGCAATAATGTTTCAAGCTGCCCTTGAACTGTAGCAGCTTCCGTAGGTGCAGCCACAGCAGCTTGGGCTTCTGGCTCAATAAACTGTGCTGCCTGTACTGCTTGTCCTGTAGGTGCAGCTACTACTTCTCCAGCCTGTAGTTGTCTTGGAGGAGGAGCTTGCACTTGAGCAGCTTGTGCTAATTGAGCAGCCTGAAGATTTGCAATATTAGTTTGTGCCTGTTGCTGCGCTTCAATTGTCTGTGTAGGAGCTTGTAATTGTGCTGCCTGTGCAGCAACTTCTCGTACATCAGGAGCAGCAGCAGCAGTGGTAACTTGTGGTGCAACTGCAGCAGTTGGTGCTATAGTTTGAGCAACAGGAGCTTGTGTCGCAGTGGGAACAGTAACATCTGTAGTTACCTGTCCTTGTACAGGAGATATAAGCTGTTCTTCTTCAAATGGAGTAACTGCAGCTTGAAATGCTCCACCTACAGGCAACCCCGGAGCTACTGTTCTCTGAGCAGTTAATTCACCAATTAAAGGGGGCTGTAATCCTCCTGCCTGAAAACTACGCATTGTTTCTTCACCAAACATATCTGTATTCTGTTGAGTGAAATAACGAGAGGCTATATCAGGATTTTGCTCAAGAAAACTTCCAAAGTCCTTTAAGTTTGCTCCAGAATAACCATAGCCTTTAGCTAATTCTTGAAGGGTATCTCTACTATATCCCGTAAATTGATTATTTAATGCTGCCATTTAAGTTCCCCTACGTGCCAGTTCCTAATACTATACTTTCAGGATCAACCTCTAAACCTGATCCTGTATCTAAAATACATAGATGTTTAGTAGGAGCAAATCCTACCACTGTCCATGTTCCTGTTTCTATATTTACATAAACATTAATAAGATGACCTTTAACAGATACTCCTGTTAGTATTTGTTTTTCTTTAAATTGATTTATAATATTACTTAAAATTATATCTTTTTTTTCCATGGGAAGACAAAGATTAGGAGATAATTTAGTTTGTGCAAATGCTTGTGTTGTCAGTATTCCTGAAAAAAAGATTATACTAAAGCTAATCAGTAGTAACTGTGCTAGTTTCTGTATTGTCGGCATTTTCATTTTCCTTTGAAATCTGTCGCTGTAAGGACACATTTGTTGTCATTGCTTCTGCAAGTTTATTTAATGCTTCATTACGTTGTTGCATTAAAATGTTTATAAAATCATTAACTTCTTCTTGAGTAGACATTATACTAAACTACTTATACGTTAGAAGCTCCACTGAAAACACTTTCAGTCTTTAGTTTAGCATATGCAAGAGTAACAAGATTGCTATCACTCTCATCTCCTACAGAATAATCAAACTTAAATTTATCCATAGCAGGACAGGGAATGGTTTCTGGAGCAGCTTTAGCTCGCTCATCTGAATCTTTATATACAGAAACATCTACCATCATAAACCAGTCTTCACTATCCTTTCTACATACACGGGCGTTTGTAACACGAACATAACCATTGTTATGAGTGATCCCGCCCTGTAGAGGAACATTTACTTGTAACGCCATAATCTAATCCTTTCTAATTATTTTAAGATGCTGTTAGTGTATTTTCTTTTAAGGCTGGGAGAGACGGCATTTTTGCTTCAGCCAGACGCTTCGACAATTCAGCACCAAAACCCGGTAGCATATTATCGAGCAACTCGGCGATGATGTTTGTACGCTGGTATTCCTGCCAGATAGCACCGTTGTGGAGCCGTTGTAGTTGAGTAATATTGATGAGCGGGCGGTCGCCACGAGCCTTTTCTTCTTCTGTCATCTGCCCAACAATCCTCAAATCTTCGAGTGAGGGACCATTTTTGCAAACCCACTCATCGAACTCACTTTGGACAATCCCAGCACCCTCGTCTGAGCGGTAAAGATCGAACTTCCTGACCATCGCTGCATCATCAATGTCATCGTAGGCAGTCACCGTGCCGTCGTTGAAAATGTCGCCATCCTCGTCCACTATGAAGATCGTCTCAACGCTGCCTCTATCGGTACGTATAGAAAAGATATTGGCGTTGGCGCTTGCAGTTGTCGTATCGGTACTTGAGGTTAAGTGACCCTGCACCTGAACGAAACTATCGCCGTTGATCGTTTTCGAGGTAGTCGCCGTCGGTCCCGACCCGACGAGCATCAACCCAATGGTCGCTTCAGTAATTCCCTCAAGGTGAAAACCGCCGGTGGCGGCGACGGCTTTCTTTGCAAAACCAAAGGTATCAGTCTCTGCACGGTCCGTAACTCCATGAGCAACATCAGAAGATTTTAAAGAAATTATTTCATTATCAGCCGCCGCCTGATTTACTGTGATCCCAAGAGTAATATTTGCATTTGCTGTATCCCCTAGAAAATATTCACCATCAGTTTGTACCATTTCACTACCACTAGCAAGGGTAAAGGTATTAGCAGTAAACTGGAAATCATCAGCACCAGCAATAGAAATATCAATTTGATCATCTGTATCTGCTGTTATATGGGTATCAGCATCTGCATCTAGAATAAACTTCTGACCATTAATATCTAAATTAGCAAGTTCAGATGCTGGTGATGTTCCTAAATATGGCATAGTTTTAATCCTCTACTGTTGATTTTATGCATTTGCTCTCTCTGCACGAATACGTGCTTTCTCTTTATAGGCAGCTATTCTCTCTGGCGTATGCTCCACCTCCGCAAGCCGTCGTATCGTTTCGTCCTCTCCGCTTACGTCAGCACCCGGTACAAAAACTTGACGATTAATGAACGTTCGAGAAACTTCAACTCCATCCCGTTCGATAATCAATGCAGTCCTCACTTGTATTGTACCGTCTACGAGAATTTCCCGCCGGTCGATTTCCATTCGTTCTGTTAATGCCATCTTTTATTCCTTTCTTTACGCTGAGATATAGCTAAAGGAGACGTGTATCTCAAATACTGTATCTACCCTAGACTCGTCTACGCTCTCTACTGCTCCTGCATCCGTTATATTATAGAAGGAGCAGAAAGCAGCCCCGCTATCTATCCTTGAGAATATGCTTTCAAGCCCACCGTCTCCATGTGCTGAAATCATCACATATGAAATCGACACATTGGACAGTTCACCCGGACTGGCCGACGTGGTGGGCAAGGACATCTGCAATCTTCCACTAGGACTACTCTCGGAAGCTACATTAATCCGCCCTTGTAAATGTACAACCCGACCTATCTTTGTATAAGCAATACTGTCATAAGAGGAAGACAGGGCATAGCTTCCCGAGGTACTACAGGTAAGTGTAGGAGTGTAAATCCCTTCTTCATAATCGTCAAAGAGTTCGCTAGACAACCCTGCATTAGAATCACTAGTTGCTGCAAAATCAATACC